GTGACTGCGTGTACCTGATGGTGCACGGCAAGAGCTATCGGCAGATGGTGATGGAGAAGGTGAGCCATGACGAGAAGCGTATCGAAGCGCTGACCAAGCTCATAGGCTCTTTTGGGGCCCTTGAATTCGGAGGGGCCCAGCATGGCTGACCAGATCCGCGAACTCACCCCAGAGCTGCTGGCCCAGCGCGCTCACGACTGCGCAGACCAGCACATCCCCTTGTCAGAGTGCAACAGCTTCGAGGCTGGCACGGCCCTGTGGCATGACTTCAACAGCGCGTACCGCGCCCGCGAGGTCGTGATCCACGCAGCGCGCCGCGATGAAGAAAGGCGGGAGGTGGCCACATGCTGAAACCTGCATTCATCACCCGCGTGCGCTCTGCACGCAAGCTGGGCGAAGAAGCGGCCAACAAAGCCGCCGACCGCGCAGACAACGCAGAGCCGGGCTTTTCAACCCGTGCCCTGGAGCACATTCGCCAGACCATGCTGGCAGCCGCCCCCGGCTCGCAGCTGCGCGGCGAGGACATCGTGAACGCTGCCAAGGTGGCAGGCATCCGCCCACCTGACGATAGAGCGTTTGGCGCGATCTTCGCCAAAGCGATCCGTGAGGGCCTGATCGTGCCCGTGGGCTTCGCCCCCCGGGTCAAAGGCCATGGCACGGCCGGTGGGCGCGTGTATGCGCGTGGGGAGGGCGTATGAGCAAGATGCCATGGTTCCGCGCCTATACCAAGATGGTGGACGACGAAAAGCTACGCCTGCTGGCCTTTGAAGACCGCTGGCACTTCGTGGCGCTGCTGTGCCTCAAGGGCAGTGGCGTGCTGGATCAAAACGACCCACTGCTGATGCGCAAGGTGGGGGTCAAGCTGGGCCTGGATTCACGCACGCTCGATGAAGTTGTGCGCCGCCTGGCCGAGGTGGGGTTGATCGACCGCGAGACGTTGCAGCCCATCAAATGGGACGAGCTGCAGATGCGCAGCGATGCCGATTTGACCGCCGCAGAACGCAAGCGCCGCCAGCGGCAACGCCAGCGGGAGGGTGACACGGATGCGTCACGCGTGACAGGTACGGATGTCACGCGTACAGATACAGATACAGATATAGAAGAAGAAATACCTACAGCTGTAGATCAAAGGGTAGAGGTGGAAACCGCTGCGCCTGCGGCTACGCCAAAGCGCAAGCGAGCTGATCCGACTGCGACCCGACTCCCTGCAGGCTGGGTGCTGCCGAAGGCCTGGGGAGACTGGGCCATGCAGGAGCGCCCCGACTTGAGCGCCGAGGACGTGCGCCGCGAGGCCGAGTGCTTTGCCGACTACTGGCACGCCAAGGCTGGCGCAGACGCCCGTAAGGCCGATTGGCTGGCGACATGGCGCAACTGGGTGCGGCGGGCGAATGGAGGGCCTGCTGCGGTCGTGGTGCGAGGCGGAACGTCCCGGCCCCCTGGCCCCGCCAACGACACACCCACGGAGACCTACGCACAGCGCGCGGCCCGCCAGCGGATGGAGGAGGTGGCCCCCATGGCTGCCCGTCGTGCGCCCGGCGCTTCGTTTGACGCTGCCCAGCGCTTCATGCACGGCGAAGTGATCGACACCACGCCCGCCAACAAGCAACTTCAGGGGGCGTGATGCACACCGAGTCTTTTGCCGAAGTGATCGACGCGATCTTTGCGAAGCTGGCCGTGCGCTATGGCGCCGCATGGCTGCGCCAGTGGGACGGCCTGGACATGAATCTCGTTAAGTCCGACTGGGGCAGCGAGCTGGCTGGTTTTGGGCAAAACCTGGAGCCACTGCGGTATGCGCTGCGCAACCTGCCCGAGCGCTGCCCCAACGTGGCCCAGTTTCGCGCCCTTGCCAACTCCTGCCCGCTGCCCGAGTTCAAGCAGTTGCCAGCACCCAAGGCCGACGAGCGCGTGGTGGCTGAGGAGCTGGCCAAGCAGACTGGTCTGAAGAAGGCCATGGCCCCTTCGGACTGCAAAGATTGGGCAAAGCGCCTTGTGGCTCGCGCTGCGGCAGGCGAACGCATCCGCCCCTACACCCTGCAATGTGCCCGCCAGGCGCTGGGCATGGAAGGGAAGATGGCATGGCAGTGACGCACGAATTCCGCGCTCAAGCCCAAGAGGCCAACCGAATCGCCGCTCAAATGCGTGGGGGAAACCGAGTAGCCAAGGCCGCGCCCTCACCACGTTGGCCCACCGCCCCTGCAGCGCATGGCAAGTTGACCGCACTCACGCCAGTGCAGATCGAGATCCTTGCATTCATGCGTGAGTACCTGGCCGAGAACGATCAGCTTCCGCCCGTGGCACAGGTGGGGGCCAAGTTCGGTTTCCACACCAATGGTGCCCAGTGGCACCTGGCCGAGCTGGGGCGCAAGGGTGCGCTTGAGAAGAACGCTGCAGGACGCTGGCGCTTTGCGCGTGGGGATACCCGCACTGGGGATTTGTTTGAGGGGGTTGCATGCTGATTCTCGGTATCGACCCCGGCGCCAAGACTGGCGTAGCCCACTTCGTGGATGGCGAGCTGGCCCGACTGGAAACCATTGCCCCCCACCAGATAGAGCGCACCCTGCGCGATGCCATGCCCGCCCGAGTGGTTTTTGAGGATTCACGCCTGCAGTCGCACACCTGGACGCGCGGCAAGAGCGGGGCAGCCAGCGCAAAGATGGCGCGCAACGTGGGTCAAGTGGATGCCTGGTGCACGCTGATCACCTCGATCTGCGGCGAGCTGGGCATTCCCGCTCATGGCATAAGCCCGGCAGGGAAGGGGGGCAAGCTGCAGGCTGATCGCTTCGCCATCGTGACGGGATGGACTGGCTCCACGAATGAGCACACGCGGGACGCGGCCATGGTGGCATGGCCGTTCCGGCGCGCTGCGGATCTGAGGGGAGGGCGCCGTGCCTGAAATCACCCTTGTCCGTCAGGACGCCGCACCCATCGCCCCCCAGGATGCCGAGGCCGCCCGCCGCGTGTTCTTTGGCATCGTGGATGGCTTGGGTGAACGTGGCCGCAAGCAGTGGCGCCGCCTCTGGAATGGCTTGATGCGCCTGCAGCCCGGCGAGATGGTGGAAATCACCACCGTGCAGCCCCGGCTGGGCTGGTATCACCGCAAGCACATGGCGCTGGAGCAGGCGGTGTTTGAAGCGCAGGAGCGCTTTGAGGACTTTGAGAGCTTCCGCACTTGGTTGAAGGTGGGAGCCTCGTTCGTGGACTGGTATCCAGGTCCCAAGGGTGGCGTGATCCCCGTGCCCCGGTCTATCAGCTATTCCAAGCTGGAGCAGGGCGCCATGGAGCAGTTCCACAACGATGCCGTGGCCTTCCTGCGCACCGAGCACGCGGGCAAGACGCTGTGGAAGCACCTGGGCGATTGCCAGCGCATCCAGATGATCGAAACGATTCTGGGGGGATTCAACGAATGACGGCCCGCAAGTGCATTTTCTGCGGCGCCAAGGCCACCCTCCTGTGTGACCACTGGATTGGCTGGGAGCGCAAGCGGGGCGCCATGGCTGCCGAGGCCCCCAACCTGATGACCTGTCCCGAGTGGGGCGTGCCGCTGCGCTACCGCATCCGCCACACCTGTGACGCCCCTCTGTGTGAGGCCTGCGCCGTGCCCGCAGGCACGTATCACGCACGCCTGCGCCACTACGGCAGCGTGCACGACAGCATCGACTACTGCCCCGGGCATGGCCGGGGCGACCTGCGCACGGAAATTACCGGGCTGCAGGCTGACGCATTCCGCGGACGGTGGCGGGCACAGGCAAGGCAGAGCCGGGAGCGTGCTGCACCAGCCTCGCCCCAGTTCGGGCTGTTCACGGGGTTGCTCACATGATGCGCCGCACACCAATGAAACGCACAGGCTTCGAAACCGTAGCTGAGTTGCGTCAAGCTGCAGCAGAAATTTCCGCGAAACGGAAAGATGACTTGTTTTTTAAGTTCTTGGCTTTAAGGTTCATTGCCGCCCAAGAAACAGAGCAAGAACGGGAGCAGCGCCTTATAGATAAAGCGCAACGTGCTATGAATTCCGTAGTGCCAAGGGCTGCGGCGATGGGTTTGGGCAGCACGGCAGCAGCACCCATCCCAAAGGCCGCGCCCGTGCGATCGGAGGCTTATCGCCGCGCTGTGGCCAGCCTGCCGTGCATCAACTGCAAGGTGCCCGGCTACTCCCAGTGTGCACACAGCAACTCGGGCAAAGGCGCTGGCATCAAGGCGTCTGACCTTGACAGCTTTCCTTTGTGCACGGTTCACCCTGGAGCCGATGGAGGTCTGGTGCAGGGGTGCCATGAGCGATTCGACCAGGGTGCTCTGTTCTCCAAGGCCGTGCGCCGAACCGTTGAGCCCGTGTGGACCGCCGACACCCAGCGAAAGATTCACGCAATGGGCCTGTGGCCCAAAAACATTCCCTATCCGCAGGAGCAGATCATTGAAGGAGGAAAACGCAATGCAGCCACAAACAGATAAGCACCGTCGCTCAGAGAGCGCCAGCATGGTCTGGGATGCCATTCTTGAGCTGCACAACGCGGAGAAGCGCATCAACCGGCAGAGCATTGCAGCCCTGACCGGCTTGCGGCCCACCATCGTTGACGACCACGTAGAGCGCCTGCGCGATGCGGGGAAGCTGGCCAGGGCAGGCAAGGGCGACCTGGAGTTGCTGGAGACGTTCCCACCACCACGCCCTATCAGCAAGACTGAGCTGGCAAATGGGCTGGTAAAGATCGAGGTTGGCGATGTGTGCCTGGACCTGTCGCCCAAGGAAATGCGAATGCTCTATCGCGCTTGCGCTGGCCACGCCCGTGACATGCACGAAATTGACGAAGCTAACAAGGCGGTGATCCTGTGCCACGAGCTGGCCCGCGAAGTCTCAGACCTACGCCGCCAGCTGCGTGCCGCGCTGGCTACCACTGTGGACATGAAAATCTTGCAACTGGATTTGCAGGAGAGATAAAGCAACGAGCCCAGGAGTCTCCCCCTGAGCCGCGCCCGTTAGGCCATCGCCATCAAGACGACAGTAGCCACAAGTGCCAAAACAAAAGCAGTCGCCGGATCAAATGCAGTCACAAGAACTGCGAAGACCGTAGCGAAGTTTTGTCCCCCAACTTGCCAGGCTGATTTGGTATTTGACATAAGTCTCCTCCCAAGATCGGCGTCGCGTCCTTCAGGGAGTGGGACGACACCTTGACCTGACATGCCGCTGGTTTCTTTTTAGCCATCCACTGACTGGCGTTCCCAGGAAGCCGGTGCGGCACCCCACTGGGCTGCTAAATCTTAATTCAGATTCCCCCCGGTAAGGTTCGACACCCAGCCTAGCGCCCGGAACACTTCGGGCCCATGGCATCTAAACCCGCGCCCAAGAAGGCGCCCCCCAAAGCCAGCACCAAGCCTGCCGCCGCGAAGAAGGCTGCAGGCGCAGCTGTGCGCGCTCCAAAAAAGATAGCTGCCAGCGCAATCAAGACAAAGGCCCGAGCGGGAAAAGCCAGTGAACCTGTAGCGCCAACGCATGCCTCAGAGCTGGAGCCGCGCCAAGAGCGATTTGTTCAGGAATACCTGATTGACTTGAACGCTACGCAGGCAGCAATTCGCGCCGGGTACAGCGAAAAGAGCGCCCGACAAATGGGCACTGAAAACCTGTCAAAACCGTCCATACAGGCCGCAATCAGCAAGGCCCAGGCAGAACGTGCCGAGCGGACAGGAATTGCGGCAGACAAAGCATTGCGCGAAGCCTGGAGCATTGCCACTGCCGATGCGCGTGAACTGGTGCAGGTGAAAGTCGGGTGCTGCCGCTACTGCTATGGAGAGGGCAACCGGTACCAGCGCACCGTGGGCGAAATGAACCGTGACCGTGAGCAGTGGGC